GTAATGCCACATGATTGGAATTATTTCTAAGATACTTGGCTCAGGTGATGTCATCAAGAAAGGTATGGAGCTAATTGATGATATGCACACTTCTGATGAGGAAGCTATTGCCGCTAAGTCAAAGGCGAAGATTGACCTCATGAACGCCTATGCTCCATTTAAGATCGCACAACGATACATTGCTCTGATGTTTACAGCAGTGTTTCTCAGTATGTTTGTCCTTGTACTTGCTATGACATTAGCAGGTGAAGGTGACATTAACGCAGTCAAAACTATCATCGGTGACTTCTGGATTGGAGAAATTATGTTGATGATTGTTGGCTTTTACTTTGGCGGCGGTTTAGCCGAATCAGTAAGGAAGAAATAATGAAACGTCCATTTGTAAACCCATCAGAAGTATACCGTGAAGGTCAGATCATATCAGGTGACAAAGACCTGCCAAAGCCTAAGGTTAAGAAGCCTCATGCAAGCTGTACCACCCCGGAGACTTGTATTGCACAAGGACGCTGTCGTAAGACTGGTAAAGCCTTGGTCAATGGTAAGGTAGCTAAGTAGTGGCTACGCCTACAAACAAGGCATTGTACAACCGTGTGAAGGCTGAGGCTAAAAAGAAATATAAAGTCTGGCCTTCTGCGTATGCATCTGGTTGGTTAACCAAGGAGTATAAGAAGCGTGGCGGCAAGTACAAGTAAGCCTAAAGGCGGCCTGACCAAGTGGTTCAAGGAAGAGTGGGTTGATCTAAAGACTGGTAAAGCCTGCGGACGTAAAAGCGCTAAAGGCGGAAGCAAAAGACCCTATCCATCCTGCAGACCTAAGAAGGTAGCACAGAAGATGACAGCGGCAGAGAAGAAGTCTAGCATCAAACGCAAAACATCTTCAAAGCCTATCAAACATAAAGTCACTGCTTCAGGCAAGAAACGCAAGTAAGTTGACTTTTAAAAACTTTTATGGTATAATACAATGGCTACAAAACGATCAGTTGGTACAGCATTAACGTCTACGCTAACAGACATCTACGAAGTTCCCGCTAACAAACGAGCCGAGTGGTTGCTGTTGTTCATCACCAATACGTCAGGCTCTAACGAAACATTCAACGTCACATACTACAACGCCGCCACTAGCTCCTCTTTAGCCATCCTAAGCGGCAAAACGTTGTCATCTAAAGATGTATTTCAAATTGGTGGTGGTTTTAACGAATTTATCATGATGGAAGCCGGCGATAAAATTCAAGCATCTGCCACTCACGCCGCAACCATCCTAATTTCTGTTATCGAACATAACGCCACAGCAGTACGAGGTTAATAATGGCCGATAAGAAAGATACAAGATTAGCTCGTGCAGGTGTTGCAGGCTATAACAAACCTAAGAGAACCCCTAACCACCCGAAGAAGTCTCATGTTGTTGTCGCTAAAGTAGGCGATCAAGTAAAGACTATTCGGTTTGGTCAACAGGGTGTTAAAGGTGATAAAGCCCCTACCGCACGTCAGAAGTCGTTCAAGGCACGTCATGCTAAGAACATATCTAAAGGTAAAATGTCAGCGGCCTATTGGGCCAATAAGGTGAAGTGGTAATGACATACCTAGACCTCGTCAATAATATACTGCGTCGATTACGTGAGCGTACTGTATCTACAGTGGATGAAACAGCCTACTCCTCGTTAGTCGGTATTCTTATAAATGATGCTAAATATGAGATTGAAAATGCATGGAATTGGTCAGCATTGCGTAAGACCTTGACTGTGACAACTGTTGCCGACACCTTCAACTACGAACTTAACGGTACGCAGAATAGAGCGACTATATTAGATGTGCTTAATGACACAGACAACTTTTTCATGCAATACAAAACAGCGCATGAGATGAATGACCTGTTTTTAAATAGCACTCCAGAGACAGCTTCTCCTCGGTATTACAGTTTTAATGGTATTTCTACTGATGGTGATACGTTAGTTGATCTCTACCCCATTCCTAATGGTGTTTACACACTACGTTTTAATGTTGTAGAGCGTACATCAGATTTATCAGCAGGGTCAGACACGCTTCTAATCCCATCACAGCCTGTACAGATGCTAGCATACGCTAAAGCTATTGAGGAGCGTGGTGAAGATGGTGGGGTTTCGGCTAGTTCATCTTACCTCACAGCACAGCGTATGTTGAATGATGCGATTGCTTTTGATGCCGCTAAACATCCTGAAGAAACTCTTTGGTATAGTTAATGAAGCCCTTAAAGTCTGCAACAATCGCCGCACCCGGATTCTTTGGACTAAACACTCAAGAGTCAGGTATCACCCTTAACTCGGGTTTTGCGTTAGAGGCTACAAACTGCATCATTGACAAGTTCGGTCGAATCGGTAGTCGTAAAGGTTGGACTAAAATCAACAGCACAGCCTTCACAGGTACACCACGTGCGATTGCTGAGTACACAAAAAGCGATGGATCATTAGAGGTTCTATATACCGCTAACAACGGGCTGTTTCGCTTAGAGGACGATGGAACATCTACTGAGTTGACTGATGCAGACGCCACAGACATTACAATCACTGATGATGACTGGCAGATCATACCGTACAACAACTACGCAGTCTTCGTACAGCAAGGTCACCAGATGGTGTACTACGATGGCAGTGCAGATACCTACAATGAATACAGCTCTGCACCGGGATCTACAACACCAAGCTGTGGGGCGGCGTGTTTTAACCGTGTTTGGGTTGCAGATGACTATGTCGTCTACTGGTCTAAAATCTTAGAGCCTCAGAGCTTCTCAGGGACTGGTACAGGCTATTTAGACATCCGTGAGATCTTTGGTGAAGACGACACTGTGACAGCCATCACAGCCTATAACAATCGATTGGTGATCTTTGGGAGAAGGAACATTGCATTCTTTGCAGGTGCTGAAGACCCAACAGGTACATCATTCCAAATGATTGATCACATTAAAGGCATCGGATGTATTGCCCGTGATTCGGTACAGAATGCAGGCACAGACGTAGTGTTCTTATCAGCCGATGGTGTTAGGACATTAGGTCGTACTATTCAAGAGGTCTCATCGCCGATTGGAGATGTTTCTAAGAATGTACGAGACGAGATTGTACAGTTCGCCGCAGGAGAATCAGAGTTCCGTATTAAAGGTGTGTTTTCTCAAGAGAATGCATTTTACTTACTGACTCTGCCTGCAACAGGCTATACGTATTGTTTTGATATGCGTGTTCCTCTTCAAGATGGATCTCGCCGTGTCACTAAATGGACAACTGTTCCATCTGCATTCTGGGTTAGGAAAAACGAAGATCTGTTGTTAGGGCATGAAGGCTATATCGCCCGTTATAACAACTATTCAGATAACGGTGAAACCTATCGGATTCAGTATTATACCAACTATTTTGACTTCGGTAACGCTACACTAGAGAGTATCCTTAAAAAGATCAGACTATCGCTGTTAGGATCGACACAGCAAGACTGCTCCTTGAAATGGGCGTTTGATTACGATACAGACTATCGATCAACGACATTCACGCTATCGGAAGGCATCACTTCTGAGTATAACGTAGACGAATACTTTTCAGACGACGATACAGACAACGAAGCTGAATACTCTACCGGTACGGTGTTAGATAATATCTCACTGAATATAGGCGGTAGAGGTGCTGTAGTGCAGATTGGACTGGAGGCAGACATCACTGCTGATGCCTTGTCTCTTCAAAAACTAGATATCTTTGCTAAAGATGGGAAGATGATTTCATGAGTAATTATACTAAGGCAACAAACTTTGCAACTAAAGATACGCTTCCTGTAGGGGATGCTCAGAAGAAGGTTAAAGGCTCTGAGATTGATGATGAGTTCAACTCCATTGCAACCGCTATAAACTCTAAAGCAGACTCTAACTCACCGGCTCTCACAGGAACTCCAACAGCCCCAACAGCGTCAGCCGGTACGAATACAACACAGCTTGCAACAACTGCTTTTGTGACTGCTAATGCAGTGCCTTCAGGGGCTATCTTAATGTGGTCAGGCAGTGTAGCATCAATACCAACTGGTTTTGTTATCTGTGATGGTACAAACAGTACCCCCGATCTACGCAACCGGTTCGTTGTAGGTGCAGGGGATACCTATGCAGTCGATGCAACCGGCGGTAGCGCTGATGCCGTTGTGGTTTCACACACGCACACAGTTACAGACCCCGGCCACAACCACTCTGTACCAAACTCAGGTAGTCAGAATAACTCATTTGACTCTGGAACTACTGTCGGTAATGACGTTACAGGAACATCAGGTACAGCCACCACAGGGATTACAATTGCTTCTGCTGGTGAATCCGGTACTAACAAAAACTTGCCACCGTACTATGCGTTGGCTTACATCATGAAGAGCTAATAGGAAGGTATTATGTGGGGAGCAATTGCAGGAGCGGCTATCGGCGCCTACGGGTCGTACAAAGCCTCCAAAGCGCAACAGGCTGGTATAGATAAGCAGATAGCGGCAGAGCGTGAAGCTCGTGCGGCTGGTGAAGAGGCGGCTAAGTTCCGTCCGGTAGGTTTCACAAGTCCTTACGGTGCGATGCGTACAGAGGTCGATGCTGAAGGTCGTTTAACTGATGTAGGCTTTGATCTCGATCCTCGCTTTCAACAACGTGCGGACATCTATGCAGGCTTAGGTGAGCAGATGCTAGGTGGGATCGACATTGATCCGACAGCGGCGGCACAAGCTCGTATAGCTCGCTTAGAAGGACTGGCACAGCCCGGTCGAGAGTTAGCACAAGAAAGACTATTCAGCAATCTAGCGGCTAAAGGCTTAACAGGCATCGGCGTTGACATGGGCTATGGCGGTGCGGCGAATCCGTATGTTATGGCTCAACAGCAGGCTATTGCCCAACAACAAGCTCGTACAGCCGCTGACAGCTACGACTTAGCACGTAGAGATATTACAGCGGACCTTGCGCTTACAGAGACTCTGTTCGGACAGGAGCAAGACATCTACGGATTAGGCCGCACTGAGATGGGCTATGGTTTGAACCTTGCAGACCTTGAGCGTCAACGTAGACTGGAAGCGGCAGGTAGATCAGCGTCAGCCGCCCGTAACATTGCAGGATATCAAGCACAGGCCGGTAATGTCGCCGCAGGCCGCACAGAGGCGCTTCTTAGCTCGCTAGGCCAGTTAGGTGGTAGAGCCTATGATGCAGGGTTGTTTGGGGGTTCTTCAGCGGCTACACAGCGTGGACTAAACATTGCCCGTAACGATCCATACGCATACGGCGGAACATTCGGAGATTAACATGGCAGAATCACAAATCTTAGGATTGTTCGCATCACCGCAGATGGTAGAGACTGCAGTGCGGCAAGAGATCCGTCAGCAAGCCCCTCAGTTCGAATCAGCACCTAATCAGCGTCTGTTCAATAACATTGCACAGGCTGGTGCGGCCTTTGACCCACGTGTACAGCGGGCTAAGCAACAACAGGAAGTAGCACAGGGGATACAAGGCGAGTTCGGTACATCACAGTATTACCGTGATCTGGCTGAGCAGTTCCGTCAGCGTGGAATGCTCCAGTCTGCAATAGTCGCCGCAGATAAGGCGAAACAACTAGACAAAGATCTAATGGATCAAGCTAAGCTCAAGTATGGTGCAATCAGTTTTGTACAATACGGCAGTAAGGTTCCAGAGATTCGTCGCTT